GGGGCAGCAGGTAGCCCCGTTGTTGCGTTTGGTGATGGATCTAATTGGCTGCGTGTTGATACACGGGCAGCGGTATCGACGTAGGAGACTGACATGGCTAAGAATATGATAGATGAATGGAAGGTGTTTCCCCGCCTGATGATGTTTGTTGTAACGGTGCTGACCTATCAGGCAGTGCATTGGTTTATGGGCTTACCACCAGAGGCGCACACCACGCAATCAGCGGGTCTGGTATCCGTCTGCATGGGCGCACTCACAGGCTGCTTTGGCATCTGGATGAGCAAAGAAGCGGGGGCTAAGTAATGGGACTTTTCGATGATATCTCATACGGCCTTGGCATTTCTAAAGATAAACCTGCTGGCTACGACCAAAGAACCGCTGATAGTATAGAGGCCACCAGAGGGCGTGATGAAGCTGACAGGTATCGTGAAGATAAGGGCATTAGCCGCGCACCAACAGGTAGAGATGTAAGACCTCCAGTAAGACCCGGCACTGCAATCCCACGTTACCCCGGTTCAACGAGTCCATATTATGACGCCATGAAGGACCGCTCATACGGAACTCAAGGCTTCTTTAACATGTTTACGGGCAATGAGATGGGTATTGATCCAGAGCTTGACCCAAATTCTCCAGAAGGAAAAGCCGCGCAAGCAGAGTTAGATACCTATCTATATAGAACCCGTGAAGCAAAACGTAGGGCAGACCAAGATTTCATGGGCACAGGCATGTCTCAAGCAGATTATGCCAGAGGTCAGCAGTATGGATTTACAAGAGGCGCAGATGGTCAAATGTCTGTTAGTTCTGGTGGACCAGCGCCTACTATTACAGACCCCAATGCGCCTGATGCAACGGACCCAGAGTCAACCATCTTTAACCCAAACAACGCATTCTTGCGTAACCGTATGCGTATGCAACAAGAGCAAGGCGGTGGCATAATGCCACCAACAGCGGGCACCCAACCTACGCCGCCAGCTCCGCCACCTCCACAAATGCCAATGCTACCGCCACCTCCACAGATGCCAATGCTACCGCCTTATCGCCCGATGCCCAACATGCCGCCACAGCTAAGAGGCATTATGGGACTAGCCGATAGGTCTAACATCAGCCCTGCCATGCGTTACGCTGCGGAAAACTACTACAGGTTAGGTGGTAGGCAGATGATGAACGACGAGTATGAACGTGGTCGTGGGATGATACAAGGACAGAGTGTATGAGTATCTTCACCGCTGCACTAGGGCCGATAGCTAACCTTGCTGGATCATGGTTGCAGGGTAAGGCCGATAAGAACGCCGCTGAAGCGGAGTTAAAGCTTACTGAGGCGAAAGCGAAAGCCCAGATACTTTTGTCTGAAAAGACAAGCGTTGCCGACTGGGAACGCATCATGGCAGAGGGCGCAAAATCCAGTTGGAAGGACGCATGGTTCGTTATTGTCCTGTCTATTCCGCTGATTTTAGCGTTTATCCCCGGTGCTGAAGGCTGGGTTGATCGTGGGTTTGAGCAGCTTTCAAAAGCACCGGACTGGTATTTTTACAGCCTTGGAATTGCAATTTCAGCCAGTTTTGGTGTGCGTGGGGCACAAGCATTATTTAAGAGGAAATGATATGAGCTTTAAACTTAGCAGACGTAGCCTTGATAGGCTTGAGGGGATTGATGAGCGACTACAATCTGTAGTCAAAATGGCTATTACGTTGACCAAGACCGATTTTGGTGTAGTGCAAGGTATGAGAACCATTGAGCAGCAGAAAGAATTAGTTGCCAAAGGTGCCAGCAAAACCATGAAGTCTAAGCACCTTGAGGGTAAGGCATTCGATATCATGGCGTTCATAAATGGCAGGGCGAGTTGGGAACTCTCGCTCTATGATGACCTTGCGGATGCAATTAAAGAGGCTGCAACACAACTGGGAGTTCCTGTTTGTTGGGGCGCTGCTTGGGGCACACCTGACATGCCATACCCAATGGATATCCGCAAATGGGAAGGCACAATGGAAGAGGCAATGAATGCCTACATAGATTTAAGAAGGAGCCAAGGACGCAGGCCCTTCATTGATGGACCGCACTTTGAACTGATAGATTAGTTCAATTGAACTTTTACGATGTAGATGCTATGATCTACAAAACTTTGAGGTAAACAGATGGCTCTACCCTTACTCTTAGGATTTGGATTACCTGCTTTAGCTGGGGCTGGTGCATTCACTGGACTGGGTGCTGCTGGCGCTTTTCTGGGTGGACTTAGCGCACCAACTCTGGCTGGTATAGGCGCTGGTTTGGGATCATTCCTTGAGACAGGTGATGTAGGTAAGGGAATCCAAACTGGTTTGGTGGCAGGTCTTAGCGGTAAGGCTATGGGAGCGCTTACTGGTGGCGGTAACTCAGCACTGTCTGGTGCAATCGGTGGCACAGAGGGCGCGGCTCAAGCTGCCATCAATGCATCAGCAGTAGAGGGCGGTAAGAACGCATTCCTACAGAGTGTAACAAATAAAAGTTTACAAGGTGGGTTAGCTGGCGCGGTGCTTCCCGGTGTGGGCACTGCTGCATTGGTTGGCAGTGCGATGAATCCACCTACCATGAAGATGCCAGAGAAGGAAAAGGTGGACGTACCACCGCCCATGCCTCGCATCAAATCTTATCAGCCCAAGACAGATATGGACAGCAGTGCTGAGGAAGAGATGATTACATACTACAATCCAGTCAAGCGTATGCGTGGTGGCGGGATAATGTCTATGTCTGGCTCTCACCCTATATTCCAGAGCTTTGGGGACAATATGGCTGGGTTCCTTACTCAGGCTCAGATTGAATCGAATAAAGAAAAGGTTCAGCCGTTTGTGCAAGAGGTAGAAACCTTAGCTAAAAATACATTTGGTCAAGACGCGTTCCAGCTAGCACCTAATAAAATTCAAGATGTTGCTTATCAAAGGCCTTTGAAAGAATTAGCTCAACCTTTATTTGATCCTCAGGGGCTTGAACAAGCGCAACTGTTCAATAGAGGCGGGGGTAATAGAACGGCTCAAGTGCAATTTGCACCGCCACCTTCGTTGAATAGAAGCGGCTCTCCCTTTGGTAGAATTAACAGAGGCTTTGGAGCTTCACCTCTTCTTAGGTTTGGCGCCATTGGTTTTGCAGAGGGTGGTGAGGTAGAGGCGCCAGAGGGCATGAACGAAAAGGATGTGATTGTTGAGGCAGTAAAGGCAATCAAGGGACTGTCTGATGCGCCAGAGATTGCTCTTGGAATATTCCTTGATAAGTACGGTCAAGAAGCCTTGGAGGATCTTGTAGAAAAAGTGCAGTCTGGTGTTCTTGATGACACCATTGAGCGCTTTGCCAACGGCGACAAGGGAATGGTTGAAGGCATGGGTGATGGGTCTGGTGGAGATGACATGATTCCTGCATCATTAGACGGTGAGCAAGATGTTCTTCTCACTGAGGGGGAGTTCGTCATGAGACAGCCTACTACCAAGGCTATCCAAGACGAGTTTGGCAGTGATTTCTTGGACATCATCAATCAGTCTGAAGAGAAAGCTCCAGAGAAAATAAGGGAGATGGTGGGGGTTGAGAGTTAGCACAGTTCCTAAAGAGGCTGTAAAGCATGTTTGGAAGGATGTTGAAAAGTTACTGAAGAAGAGCGTTGAGGATACATCTAGGGGGAAGATAAACATCTTAGATGTTTTAGATGGAATCCTTAGAGACATATACGTTCTTTGGGTAGTTCTTGACGAAGAGGATAATATGGTCGCTGCGATAACAACAAGGATAGCAACATACCCTAGAAGGAAAGCTATGGTTCTTGATTTTGTTGGTGGCACTAAACTACACAAGTGGAAAGACACTGTTATTGAAACAATAGGTCGGTTCGCAAAAGAAAATGACTGTCAACACTTAGAAGGTTATGGCAGAAAAGGTTGGGAAAGAGCTTTACGGGGGAACGGCTTTTATTCAGAGTATATAGCATACCGCATGGAGTTATAGGATGGGCAAGGGATCACAGCAGGTACAGTCTGGCGGCACCACAAGAACAGTAAGTCTGCCAGAATATGCAGACCCGTACTTTCGTAGACTCCTAAAGGGTGCGGAAGAGGCGACACAACCTTTCTATCCTGATGACCCTGATACATACGGGGATCTTGCGGGTGAGTCTACATATGTGCCGTATGGCGGTGAGCGTATAGCTGGGTCTGAGGACTACGGTGATATCAATACATCCCGCGCTATGGTTCGTGGCATTGCTGAAACACCTATTGGGGGTCTTGATGAGGCAGTTGCCCTACAGCGCAGAGGGATTGCGGGCCTTGAGGGATTAGCTAACTACAATACAGGTGCATTTGACGAATATACAGGGTTCCAAGCGGGCAGGGCTGACCCATATGCTGGATTCCGCGCAGGTTCCGCAGATCCATTCGCTGATTTTAGAGCGGGTAGAGGCACTGAGTACACAGGTTTTCAAGCTGGTAGGGCAGATCCATACGCGGGGTTCCAAGCTGGCGTTGCTGATCCTTTTTCAGATTTTAAAGCTGGCAGGGGTATTGAGTATACAGGCTTTGAAGCTGGTGCAGCAGATCCATACGCTGGCTTTAGGGCAGGTAGAGCAGATCCATTTAGCGATTTTAGAGAAGCTGAATTTACAGCACAGACCGCTGACCAATACGACTTTGATCCAGCCCGTCAGTTTACTGGCGCTGAAGTGCAACAGTATATGGACCCATACATGCAGAATGTTGTGGATGTTCAGAAGCGTGAGGCCCGTGAAGACTTTGGCAGAAGCCAAGCAGCGCGAGATGCGGGGGCAATAAGCGCTGGCGCATTTGGTGGCTCCCGTCAGGCCATACAGCAAGGCATGGCAGAAGAGGGTTTGCAAGAACAGCTTGGTGATATCCAAGCGGCTGGAAGTCAAGCAGCATTCCAGCAAGCGATGAAGTCCTTTGAAGCTGACAGAGCAGCACAGATGGAAGTTGATGCTCGCCGTGCAGCAGAGCTTGGGAGAACTCAGGGCATTGGCATTAGCGAAATCGGAAGAATGGAAGCTGGTCGTGCTGGTGAGGCTGGCAGAGTGCAGAATGCTAGGGCTGCTGAACTTGCTAGAACACAGGGAATTGATATCGCTGAGGCATCCCGCGTTCAACAGGCAGAAGCAGCAGAACTTGCTCGCACCCAAGGCATCAGTCTTGATGAAGCTGCAAGGATACAAGGGCAGCAAGCAGCAGAGAGAGCCAGAGTTCAAGGCATTGACGTTGGTGAAGAGGCTAGGGTCCAGAACGCAAGAGCGCAAGAACTTGCCAGAACGCAAGGCATCAGTATTGATGAGGCAGCTAGGGTGCAAAGGTCGGAAGCGGCTGAACTTGCTAGGACGCAGGGGATTAGCTTGGATGAGGCGGCTAGAATACAAGCATCAGAAGCTGCTGAAAGAGCGCGTGTGCAGGGTATTGATATATCAGAAGACGCAAGAGTTCAAAATGCACGGGCATCAGAGCTAGCCAGAACACAGGGCATTAGTCTTGACGAGGCTGCGCGTGTGCAGCAAGCAGAGGCAGCAGAGCTTGCTCGCGTTCAGGGTATAAGCCTTGATGAGGCTGCTAGGATACAGGCAGCAGAGGCCGCTGAGAGAGCGCGTGTACAGTCTGCTAGAGAGGCGTCAAGACAGTTTGGTGCGGGTCAGGGCCTAGCTGCGTATCAGGCCGCTCTAGGGGCTGGTAGAGGGCTTGTGGACTACGGTGAGAGAGCAAGGGCAGCAGACATACAGGGTGCCCAGTTGCTTGAGACCATTGGTCGTGACATTAGGGGTGAGGATCAGGCAAGACTTGACCTTGCATATCAGGACTTCTTGCGTCAGCAAGACTACCCAATGCGTCAGTATGAAAGGTTTGCTGGTTTACTTAGCGGTATGCCTATACAACCTGATATCAGCACGGCTACCTATCAAGCATATAATCCAATACAGCAAGCCTTGGGGGCAGGTATATCTGGATTGGGCCTGTATAGAGGATTAACAGGATGAACATCTTAGAGCAGACTGAAGCCCTTAAAGACCTACCTGATCAGGCTCTAGTAAAAGAAATGCAAATGCCCACAGGGATGGCACCGCCTGTGTTTATCACAGCGGAGCTAAAGCGGCGTCAGCGTATGCGTGATGAGTTCAAGCGCAGAGAGGCACAAGATATGCCCACTGTAGCTGAAGAGGTAGTGATGGCTGCGGGTATGCCACAAGGTGGTATTGCTGATGCTGCCAGAGCTATGGCTCCAAAAAGTTCTATTGCACAAAACACTGGTATGAATGAGATAATGCCAGCGGCAGCGACACGGGCACCACAGCGTATGGCTGAGGGTGGTATCGTGCGTATGGCTAGGGGTGGTCGTACTCCAGTAGTATACAATGGAGTGGGTTACTTCTTATTGGCTAATGGTGATGTACAAGATGCCCTTGGTAGGCCCGTCAGTGATGAGGTTGCTGAAGCAGTTAAGGCTTCTCTGGAAACACCGCCAAAGGTTGAAGATGAATCTGCTACACCTTTAGGATCAGAGGTACTAAGAGAAGCTGCTCCAAAACGCCCCTCTCTTGATTCCACAATAAGTTCAGATAGACCATTTAGCCCACTATCAACTGAAGTTACTGACATTCGCCCAGCAACACCATCTGATTTAGGCATGGGTGGTGAGAGACCTGCTATTGTTGAATCTCCCGCGCAACCTACCTTTAGCCCCGATCTAGATGGACAAGGGGTTACCTTTCTATCGGCTGCTGATGCGGGAGTAGATCCTTTTGGTGTACCTCAAAGAATTACATCAGAGAATAGAGATGCAGGTCCAGAGGTAATACCTGCATCTGAGCAACTGCCTACAAGGCCTAGATCTTTAGAACCAATATATAGTGAAACTGCCAGTCCTATGTTCAGAGAATCAACTTATGAGCAGGGTCTGGAGTCCACACCTCAGCAGAGCTTGAGTGCATTAGGAGTTGATCTGGATTTAACTGGGGGAGGCACAAGCAAAAAAGATCTTGATGCGTTCTTTAAAAGTCAAGAGATGAGGGGCGGTAGGCCGGGTGGATCTCTGCCTGTAGATGTTTTATCTCAGCCTGTTACTGATGACACCTACAGAATGCCTGATGTTACTGGACCAGAAACAACAGCAAGTGGTTTCTTCCCAGACTTAGAACAAGCCCAAGCGGCAGATGAAGCTGCCCGTCAAAGAGGCATATCAGAGCTAGGCCTTAGCCCAGTAGTCAGTGGCGGCACAGAGTATTTGGTAAACGATGCTGGCAATATGTTTAAAGTTGCTGGTGGAAAGCTGGTTGGGGTTAGTGGCGGCGAAGCCATGCAAGCAATAGACGTTGCTCAGAGGCAAGGCGCAGACTTCGCACAGTCTCCTGTAGGCACGATGCCAATTGGCTATAGAACAGTGGATCCAAATACTAATCTTGTAGATCCAGACAGTCCTTTTGTTCCAGCTTCTCTTAATATTAGTGGACTTAAGACTCCAGATTTTGTTGATCAAGCATTTAAGGACGGTAACCTTAGCCTTGGCAATATTTTAAATAGAGATGTAGTTTCGTCAGATAGTCCAGATCAACCTCCCAAATTAACTCCAACAGGTTTTTCTCCAGACCCAGAGGCATTACAGCTTGATGATTCTGTAGTCGATATGGCAGCGTCAACAGGCACACCGACTTTAGGCGGTGGTGATCCTGCATTGGAGCAAGGTATTGCATCAGCATTAGCGCAGGATGTTTCTGCGAGAAATGTTGTCACTGCTCCTACAATAGATGGCGGCGGTGGCGGTGGTGGCATTGTTCCCACTGGTGGTGCAGCTACAGGACTGGAAGCTCGCATAGCGCAGATGCTTTCAGACAGAGAGAAGGACAGAGAGACAGACAAGTACATGGCCTTGGCACAAGCTGGTCTGGCATTGATGGCGTCTAAGAACCCAACACTTGGCGGTGCTATAGGTGAAGCTGGTCTTGCTGGCGTGGGTGCATTGAAGAAAGCTAAAAGCCAATACGATGCAGATATCCTTGGCTTGATGGGTCTGGAAGAGAAGGCAAGAAGCTCACGTCTTTCCAGAGAGGCAGCTTTAGCTAAAGCCAACAGACCAAAGGCGATGACAGGAACAGAGAAGGCTGGTTACTTTGACAGAGCTTCTGAACTGGAAGATCAAATAGAGAAAATAGAAGCACAGTTAGCATCAGGAAAACAAGCAAATCCTGTTACAGGATTAATGACAGATGATATGACAGATGAAGCAAAGGCTCTTCTTGAGCGTCAGTTGGCAAATAAGAAGAGTCAGAGGAATAAGTTTTTAGGTATAGCCAACCCGCAACTAGCTAACGTACAAACAGTTAATCCGTAGTCTTGATCAATGAGGAAATACTATGTCTGTAATATTTGTCAAAGATCCTCAGACAGGAATTGACTACTCAGTAAATATCTCTGGAACAGAACCCACTGAGAATGAACAGCAACAGATAAACGACTTCCTTCTATCGAAGCGTCAACAAGCACCTGTTGCAGTTCAACCACCTGAGCCAGAAGAGGAAGATAAAACTGCCTTCATGCGGGGTCTTGAAAGAGAGCCTTATGAAAATCAACTTGCTCAAGGTAAAACAAAAGAGGTTCTTGCAGATACATTTGTTGGCAAAATGTTTGGCTTGGATTCTGAGGCAGCACAAGAGCAGCAAAGAAATGCACTGGCAGAGTTAAGAAGACTTGAAGCTGAAGATCCATCTGTAAGATATGACGATGTAAATGATCTGTCATCAGCAGCAAGCTTTGCTGGTGAGGCGTTGGGTAGCGAGGCTAAGGATACGGCCATACAAGCTGGAGCCACGGCAGTTGGTCTTCCATTTGGCCCATTAGGAGCAGGTATTACTAGGGCGGCGGGTGTTGGATACACAACAGTCAAAGCGTTGCCTCAGATGTTTGCTGAAGCAATTAATAAACAAGAGGAAGCTGGTATGGATACCAGCATTCTAAGAGCGGGTGGGGCAACTGCCATCAATGCAGCCTCTGAGTTCTTAATTGATTACTTTGTGATTGGTAAGTTTATTAAGCCAGTTGATGCGGGCCGTGCCAGAAAAGTTTTGATGGAAGGTGGGCAAGCTGGTGGGCTTGAGGGTCTTCAAGAAGTTTCTCAAAGCATGGTAAACAGGGCACAAGCTGGACAAGAATTGTTTAATGAAGATGCCTTAAAAGAATACGAAGAAGCATTTGTTTCTGGAGCAGTAGTCGGTGGAGCAATAGGTTCTGCTGCTGGCTTGGTATCTCCCACCGTTGATACCGATAAAGTATCCAAGGAACTGGATGAAGACCTAACCAAGCTGGGAGAGGTGGCAAGAACAAGGCTTGCATATGGACTGGAACAAACAGAGCAAGAGGTTAAAGAGGTTGATGAAATACTATCAGCCCCTGAGCCACAGGTTCAGTTAGCATTACCAGCACCGACAGCCACTCCAGAAGATCAAGTTGTTAATCGTGCGGCTGATATATTGCTTTCATCTATGCGCGTTGAGGGTGAGCTAAGATTTCCAAAGGCTAGGATTGCCCTACAAAAAGCTGGTCTCTCAGGTGAAACTCAGAAGCAGACAGATAAATTGATCAAGCAAGCGAGAGATTCTCTCGCGTCACAAGGGGTTATATCTATAACTCCAAGAGGAAAGAAGGTTGATAAGTATACAGTAACCCCCCCATCAAAGATGGCAGAGAACAAGCTTAACGCAATCAGACGTGACAGCAATACTGCCGCAAAAAAAGCAAGCGAACTCGCCAAAGAAATACCAGTGCTTGAATTGGATTTCAGGTATGCAACCCAGATGGGGAAAGATACAAAGGGGAACGCTGTAAAGCCTGAAGAGGTAAAGGCAAAACTTGATAGTAAAAAAGTTCAATTGAACAAATTAAATGATAGGCTCGAATCGAACCAACAGAAGTTGGTTGCCTTGCCAGATGAATATAAAGTTCAAGCTGCTACGAGAATCTCAGCTATACCCGGTAGAGTTACCCCTGAGCAGTTGAGGGCAGAGATAGGCCCACAGCTTCAGGCGGCTGAGAAGAGAGGCGAAACCAGAGCCATCTTCGATGGCCTTAGCAAAGAGCAAGTCGAGAAGAAGCCTGAGTATACACAGCGTGAAGAGGCTGTGATTAATAACCTTAGAGAACGTCTTGATAAGATGGGTCTCAAGCGTGTTGGCCTCAAGGGCCAGAAGGTTATTGGCAGTCAAGATAGTTTGGTCGAGGGTCAGTTCGATCCAATGAGCGAGGAGAAAGCAATTACCTTGGCTCTTGGTGTATACGATCCTTCACTGTCTGACGCTGATTACACTAACAGCGTTGCTGAGGTGATGAACCATGAGGCAGTTCATGCACTTGTGGATATGAATGTCTTCACGCCCAAGGAAATAAACCTTCTAAAGAAAGCTGCCAAGAAAACAAAGTTTATAAATCGAGAAGGAAAGAAGAGATCTTACTCTTACTTGGACCGCGCTGGTAGGCTTAACGGTGAGCTTGTCGGTCGGAAGGGAGACAAAGGTAGGCTATCTGCTGTTGAAGAGGAAGCGATTGCAGAAATGTATCGTGACTACACTGCTGGCAGATTAAAAAATGTTGGAACATCCAGACCTTTGTTCAAGCGGATAGGTGATTTCTTTAGGTCCATAGTAGGGGCACATGTTGACAATGGCTTTAATAATGTTGGTGCTATATTCAGTGGGATTGGTGCTGGCAGTGTTGCTGATCGCGCTCCTGTAACCACAGTCACACAGACCCCGACATCACGCACAGAAGTAACTACTGCGAAACAGTCAGCTATACCTATTGATGCAGTTGTTGAGGAGGATAGTGTTGCGCCTGAGAATATCAGGATGCCTATCAACACCAATGCCCCCAATGATCAGATACGGGCAGAGATAGAAAAGCTAACGAAAGAGAATGTGCCTCTTGTTAAACGTCTTATCAAAAGGATTGATGAGAAGTTTGGCACCAAGTCAGGTGATAACATCAAAGACCTGTCAAAGGTAACTCAGAAGGCGAGCAGACCATCCATCTTAGCGAACAAGCCTTGGCATGACGCATCACACATCCGTGATTCTTACAGGTTCAAGACTGTTATTGATGACTTCAGAGACGTTCCAGCTATCTTCGATGAGCTTCTCAAGGAAGGCATAAGCCTAGTTAAGATCGACACAAACAAATTGTTTGAGCCAAAGGAATGGGGATGGCGCATCATTGCGTTTGATATCCGTATGCCTAACGGTCAGTTGGTTGAGTGGTATCTGCCACTAAGAGAGCTTGAGGTAGAGAAGAAAGCACGGGGCCACCTGATCTTTGAAGAGTGGAGAAATAAAACTCAACAGGAACTACAGGATCAACAGGCAGAATACTTTGCATCTATCGCAAAGAGCTATCGTAATTATGATGCTGCTTTCCAAGCTGCCCTAGATCGGACAGGTATCTCCCGTCAGGAGGCTGAGTCTTCTTGGAGAAGCGCAGAGAGTTCCATGCTGGAAGCTGCGCGGAATGCCCGTAGATCATCTGCGGTTGGTATCTCTTCTCCAACCAAAGTGCCCACTGGCTTGATAGATCCATCCAGTGTTCGCACTGATGATGTACCGTCTGATTTAAATATTACTGCACGGGAAGTTCCGTCTTCCACTAGAGCAAAAGCTTCTTCTGCCATTGACATAACTCCTTCTACTGAGACATCTATCATATCAGATCAGATAGAGTCAACCTTTGGTGACATAGACACTGAGGCTCTTGGCATTAAGAGATCAATGGTGCCACTGACACCAGCCCAACGTGATGCGAGTATACTTGATTACCTTAATCCAAAAACAGGACAGCCTCAATTTAAAAAGAAAGAAGGCTCAGAGACATTAGTTAGCTTTGCTGAGAAACTTCTTGGCCTGCGTAACGTACCGCCTTTGGACATAATAAATTCAGAGCGTGACAAGCAAGACGCAGCAAGGATCATGGCGGCTGAAGCTGAGGCAGCATTGATATCTGGCAGTGATGCTCTTGGTTGGTATGACTCCACACTCAAGCTGGCTAAGCGTATTTTATTTCCTGTATATCCAGAGGTCTCACCGGAGAGGCCTGACGGTTCTCCAAACTCTGAGTATGATCCAGCAGCAGAACATGCCTTTGATTTTGCAACTGCCATCACGTCAAACGGTTTGTCAGTTATAGACAACTACAGGTTTGCATCTGAGCAGTATGACGCTTGGAAGGCTAGTGATGATGGCACCTTCCCCGTTAAAGGATCAGGCGCTCAAGGTGGGTCTATGCTATCTGCCTTTGAGTTCTGGAATACACTGAGCCGTAAGGGCATGTCATCAAATGACATTGAGGCTTTGCTAACCATGCAGATGCCAAAGAAAGACCTTAACACAACAATGCTCAATGTCCTTGGGGCTAATAGAGTTAAAGATTTGCCCAAAGAGTTCCAAGCAAGTGGGGCTGAAGAGGCAGATACAATGGTGTCTGTGGCGTATATACTAGGTCCAAAGATTGGCAACGGCTTCTACCAAAACCTTAGAGGTAATTACGATCCTCTAACCATGGACAGGTGGTGGATGCGCTTTGCCAACCGCATCACTGGTAACCCCACAGTAAAATATGCAGACGAGCTGATAGAGCAGAACCTTGATAAGGTTTGGAACTTTATTACTGAAGTAGACCAGCCCCTGACAGACATGGATAGAAACATTCTGTTTGAAGCTCAAAGAAAACTGAACATATCCACAATGGATAAGACAGACATACCTCTGATAGCTCCTGTGATTGGTAAGATCTGGAATAAAGATTATTACACCAAGGCATACAAAGATACTGTTGAGGATTTACTTACATCTGGACAGTATGAGTTCAGTCTTAACAAGAGTAAAACTCCTGTTGGTCGAGACGCCGCAACAGTAAAGGAACTTGCTGCTGCATCACGTCCGTCAAAGACAGACTTTCTGAGGGCCGCTGAAACATATCAGAAGAAGCTGATCCCAACACTACAAGAAGATCCTCGCAGCGCACAGGACAGGACTGCAATGCGTGAGGTTGCCAACCGTGCAAGGCAGATCCTCAAGGATGAAGCTGGTGTTGATATAACTAATGCTGACTTCCAAGCCCTTATGTGGTATGCTGAGAAGCGTTTGTTTGAAGCTGGTGGTGTCCGTAAGGGCCGTGGTGATGACAACGATTACGCTGACGGTGCCCTGAACATCCTGAAAAACAAAGGTATAGGCGATGACAAAATCAAAAATTCACTCCCCGCAGCAGAGCGAGGAAGACTCGCTGGTGTCATCTCTCAACGAGAAGGAGATGGATCAGGTAGCGGAAGCGTTGATGCGGTTAAGCCAACGATTGCAGAGGGAGACTTCTTCGCCCCTAGAAAACTAGCACTAGAGGCAGCGCCATTCATCACAGAGGCAGACGTAGATCTGTCAACGATGGAAGGTGTAGAAAGTTCAAATGAACTTCCACCACAAAAGCTTTCTCAAATACCTATTGATCCATACAAAGCAATCAGAACTCCAGTCAAACGAACTGGAACTCTGACTGACATTATATATGGCGGCATACAGGAGACTGATGGTGAGGTTATCCCTGTCCTTCTTACTGAAGGAAGCAATGACCAGTTTGATAATGGTGGTGGCCTCTATCACATACAGCAAAGGCTGCACGACAAGGAGCTTATAGAGAACTCAGGATACAAGCGAGTAGAGAAAGCCATCTACGACACACTGCACAGATGGAAGAGCCAAGGCTATCAGGACGGTGAGAGCGTTGTAGCGTACCCGTCAGGAGGCAACTTGGTTTTGGAGTGGTTCGATAACCGTATGGCTAAAAGCCCACCCCTGCGCCTTGTCCTTGAGCGTGGCAAGCGTAACAGCGGAAAGGGTCCGTATTACGTTAAGACATTCTTCCCAGTTATGGACAAGAAGGATCGCAAGAAGATCCGCAACAGCCAGATCAAACTGAGCGCACTGAACACTGTAAGCGGCACGGGTCTCGACGCGATGCAAGCGGATCGTGTGACACGCTACACTGATATCGCTGACTGGGTTGGTAAAGCTCTGCGCTTGGTGCCCTTCACCGACAAGACAAAGGCACAGAAGAGAGCGGATCTATTTATTCAGAAAGCACAGGACAGCTTCATTCCTGTTGGCAGAATGATCAAAGAACTGAAGGAAATAAATCCTCAGTACAAGATCGCTGACAGCATGGACCCGTATCTGAAGCAGCAACTGAGTGAAGGTATTGCTGGCAGTAAGATTACTGAGCGCAAGGAAACAATTTACAAAGCTGCCACTGATGCTGTCAAAAACATGAACATCACAGAGCAGCAGGTTGAACAGTTAAAGGCACTGTCAAATGCTAACTCTGGTGGTGGTAAAGGCCTTGCTGAGTTCACGTTTGAGGGAACAAAGTCAAAAGCTTTATCCGCCGTAGATACTTATCTCTACGCAAAACATGCTAAGGAGAGAAACGCATACATCAGAACGGTGGACCCCACCAATGATGCTGGCTCAGGCATGACTGATGCAGAGGCTGATGCAATACTCAACTGGTTTGATAGCCTTGATCCGCAAAACAAAATAGCTTTGCGTCAGGCTGAGGATGCTGTTCGTGCCATCGTTGATGACACTAACGCTGTTCGCGTTGCGGCTGGTCTTCAGTCAAGTGACATGAACATAGGCGACATGGAAGATAGTAACTTTGATTTCTATGTGCCCCTCAAAGGTCACTTTGAAGTTGACCAAGAAGGCGTCTACGGCAGCGGCAAGCCATCCAGATATGGCGCTATGGGCAGAGAAGATCAAAGGGCCTTGGGTCGTAGATCATACGGCAGAGATATCCTAGCAAGCACCATCCTACAAAACACAAACTCTATTGTTCGCGGTGAGCGTAACAAGGTTGGTAAGTCTATGCTCGATCTGATTAGATCAAACCCTCAAGGCATGTCTGGATATGCTGAGATCCTAGATCAACCACCATCAGCCCGTGTGATGCAGAACGGTGCGGTTGTCATCAAGCCAACGAGAACCTATCGTGATGACCCATCAATCGCCATTGTAAAAGAAGATGGAAAAGAAAAAGTCCTTCAGTTCTATGACAACAATCTTGCGGGTGCATTCAATGGAGAAAACATTTGGGATGCTGGCAATGCTGCCACAATCACCAGAGGTTTGGCTAAGGTAAACAGATACCTGTCAAACATTAACACATCTTGGAACCCAGAGTTCTTTATCTCCAACTTTATTCGTGACGTTCAAGCCGCTGGCATACAGGTCAGTGAGTTTGAAATGGATGGCCTGAGAAAAGACACGATTAGAAATGTATTGAAGGCAGCAAAAGGCTTGAAGAGATCCATCCTAAACAAGGATGATTCCTCTGACTGGGCAAAGAAATACAAGGAGTTCAGAGCATACGGTGGTGCGAGTGCTGCCAACCCAATGACCACATTACAGGATCAGATATCTGATCTTCAATCCACATTGTCAGACATCTCTGATGCAAGCGGTAAGCTTGGGTTGATGAAGGCCAAGGGTAGGAAGCTCTTAGAGTTCATGGATAATTCAAACCTTGTGGTGGAAAACGCCATTCGTGTTAGCACTTATGACGCTTTGGTTAGTCGTGGCGTCACTAAGGAGAGGGCAGCACAGGCCGCAAGGAGTGTGACCGTAGACTTTGGCAAGGGTGGTGACAACAAGGCATTCTTGAACTCATTGTACCTGTTCTACAATGCGTCCTTGCAGGGCAGCTTCTTCCTGTTGAGATCACTGGCTCGCTCAAAGAAGGTTCGCAACATCATGGGTGGCGTTATAGCTGTTGGCTTTACGCAGGACATAATCAACTCAATGATGTCAGACGAAGATGAGGATGGGGTAAAGCAGTACGACAAGATCCCAGACTACATTCTGGAACACAACATGGTGTTCATGCTGCCAGACGTGATGGACCCCTTTGGACGTGGATATGTTTCTATACCAATGCCATACGGCATGAACGCATTCCACAATGTCGGGCGCAACTTTGCCAAGATGGCTCAAGGTAGATCAGATCCATCAGAGATCGGAGCATCCATTGGGCGCACAACCCTTGAGATATTCAACCCGCTGGGTGGCACTGAAAGCTTCTTGAACTTCGCAGCACCCACTGTGTTTGATCCCTTCATCTCATTGTACGGAACCAACACAGACTTCTCTGGCAGAGATATTGTTAAGAAGGCATTCCCAAATCAGGTGGCATCACAAAGCAGCCTGTACTGGAACAACACCTCTCCAACGGCGGTTGGCATAACACAGGCCCTTAATGAGTTGACAGGTGGGACTGAGACGCTGAGTGGGTGGATTGATTGGTCACCAAACTCTTTGGAGTTCTGGTTCGACTACATCACTGGTGGCGCTGGTAGGTTTGTGCAGCGTACCGCTGAAGCACCAGCAAGAATAGCTGCCGCAGAATCCGCAGAAGATATTGCCACTGAGATCCCGTTCATGCGTAGGGTTTTACGCAGCGTATCCAGCAGGGATGACGTGTCTCAATACATTGAGGTTCGTGATCAGGTAAACAGGGCAACGGCTGAGTACAAGAAGGCGGCTGAGCGCGGTGACGTGGACCGCATCAACAGTGCCATATCTAGGTTCGAGGCAGAGCTTAGGATTGCCCCACAAATCAGGAAGATCGAATCAGCAAGACGGAAGATCTCTCAGCAGATTACGGCAGTGAATGATTCACGTTTGCCGCAAGATGAAAAGGATCGCATCGTCAAGCAACTGGTTGAGCAAAGAAAGCTGATAACCCGTCAGGGAATACTGATTGCTCAAGGAATATAAAAACCCCCTCAGATCTCTCTGAGAGGGTTTCATATCTAGCAACGTAAAGTGACCAAACCCCTCGCGTTAAGGAACCATAGATCACTTCACTAATAAGTGCAATAGAACTAATCTTGTTCTTTTTCTGGCGAAGATATCCCGCAAACTTCAGGCGTCCAACCGTCCATTTGATAGTGGGATCCTTTAAGCTTAACTGCCCTTAATGGGGTCATGTCTTTGAATTTATTCCAAGCCAACATTATCAACCGCTGCTTTGTTTTGGTTGTCATTTTGTTTATCTTGGTGGCATCAGAGTTTAATCTTTCCCTTATGAATACGATTGGATCGTCCTCATAATTCATTTGACCATCTCTCCAAGTCCTTACAAACTCATCGCCTTGTGAACCATATCCAGTTTGATGAGCGATGTAATGTATCGCACCTATCACAGTGTCGCATCTCAAGTACGACCCCTTTGCAAATACCGCACTGGCCTCAGTGTCAGGATGTAATTCAAGAACCTTGTCTAGCTCAGAAGGAGTGAACCCGTAATGCTTTGGATCTTTCCTAGCGATTAGGCCAACATGAGATAATACACCAGCCAACGATGCACTCTCAGTGTAACCCCTGATCTTCAGCCTGTCAGAATACGTTCTCTTTCTGCCGCTATCAATGGTAACCATGGTGGCCTCATCCATATTGGTTATCAGCATGGTCCAGAATGGAGTGTTACTGTTTATACAGGCAGTTAATCTTTGCTGACCATCAAGAAGTACATTTGTATCTGAAATGCAAACAGTATGACCATTGTAATCAAAGTCATCATTGAGCATGTCAACAGCATACTGCCTTACATTTTCCATGCTAATCGCCCTGTTTTTTGTATTAAGCTGCAACAGTTCCCTAGCCTTTGGCGGGGTTATAAGTGTGAACGTATAATTTATATTGGGCTTTCGTGGTGCTTTTCTATAGTCCATTTTATTTCCTACTCTACAATAGAATGAAATCACTGGTCTTGATGTGACCAATCACCTCCACTTCATGTGAAGGATTTCTTCTGTTCCACCCCTCACCGGACAGAACAAAATCTTTTTTACAGTCTAAGTTTATGTAACCAATCTCATCAGTCCACTCACACACAAACAGACAGGGCAATCCCGTGACCTCAGTATGTGTTTTAGCTGATGTGAATTTGGTTATAGATACTATGACTGTGGGGTACTTATGAAAGCTAATTGATCGCCTTCTAAGTTCCACAAAGGCGGTTGGTTTACCGCCTCTGTGAGCGATGTAGTCAAACGCAGAGAGAGGTTTGTTTCTCTGCATTTCACAACGCCATTTTTCAGCAAGTATTTTAGCCACACGCTCCTCATTGCTGAAGTCAGCCTGAGTTTCATACGGTACTATTTCACCGCCTGTACTCATACACCTAAGCTCTCAACCCAAGTTGTGATCTCAGATTTTCTCCAGCGTTTCATGCGTGGACTAAACTCAATGGCTCTAGGAAAATCTTTCTTTTCATTTGTCCATTTGTAGAAAGTCTTTACATGAATTGACAGGAGTGCTGCCGCTTCATGAGCGTCTAAAAGATCTTCACCGACCTTAAAGTTTTTGAGAAAATCATTCTTAGCCATAGCACTAGAACGGGATTTCATCATTGGAAACATTATTGCTTGGCGCTTGGAAAGATGAAGCTCCATCCCTGCGATTGCGCTCTAAGTTCCCACGTAAAGACACAAAAGCCAAACCACTCTTGCCAACCTTCTTCCAGCCAGCGAGGTCAATCTTTGGAGCCTCTATGCCTTCATTCATTTGAGCGACGATATCCTGAGCAACATCGTTGGGGATCTCAAGGTTGCCAGTGTAATCTGGCTGAGTTTCCTTCTGCTTGTTTTGATTTTGAAACAACGCTCCGCGTGGTGGATACTGACTCATGATTGATCTCCTTTTGAATTGAGTTCAGATTTACGTTTTGAAAAGTCATTCATTAACTCTTCATACAACTTTGGACTGTTGTCCTTGAGTTGATTGATTGGACCAAGGTTCTTTCGATACACACCATTCAACCATTCTATATCCGATGAAGCCTTAACAACTTCAGCGATTAGATCCTTGGTCTTATCCCAGTTTTCCTCAGACGCATTCTTCTTCACGTCACCTGATGACGCCTCAGTTGCTGAGGGCGGCGGTGAGGTGGGTGTTTCTTTTTTGGTTTGCTTATCTGCTGGTTTAGCCTTTTCCCTCTCTACGGCAGGTTTCTGAGGCTCTGCGCCATCATCTGGTGGCAAGTCTTCACCCGCATAGATGTAATGACCTAGACCCAGATAGCCCATGGCCTTCGTCATAGCGCGTTGATGGGCAGTGTTGATCTGAAAGGCATTGGGGTTTTTGATTGGCGAGTTTTTGTAATCAAGCACGGGGAAAAGTTCAGTAGCACTTTCTCCACTGGCAGTTACAGTCACACGCACATAAGCAAACCCATGAACGTCAATCATGTAGGGGATATTACCTTCCTCTACATGCTTTTCAAATGTTGCATCTGGATAAACATCTTTCAATGCACCCCAAGCATGTGCCCATGATAGATAGGTCATGCCGTTTTTCTTTTTAGTATACTCAGATACGTCAATACTTCTGAGTGTTTCCCATACAGTTTTCTTAGCCATTGCTAACCCCCAAACAACCGTTTCAGTTTACCCCAAGAAGACAACTCTTGAAACGGAATTAAATCATCATTTAAATCTTCTTCAAAGCTTGCATCCTCTAACTCTGCACTTTTTTTCCTATCAATATTTTCCTTTGCCCACTTAGCATCTTCTAACTTTGACACCTCACTCCAAACGTCTGGATTTTTATAGAAGTGACGTGGCCCTACATCTCCAAAGGTGGCAATCTCAATGCGCTCCACCACATCTATGCGAGGCATTCTCTCACCTCTGACTATCTTAGACATGGTAGCAACATTGATACCGATCTCTCTCGCCATATCTCTCTGAGATATTTTATGCTCAGATAAATATCTCTTAATTGCTGTACTCATCTTCCTCACTCTCCTTCAAATATTGATCGCATAAGTGTGACACTGAACAGTATCCAGCGCACCTGACCTTCTCGCCCTTTCTGGCTTCAATGGTTAGGTGTTTTGGGTCCAGCGCACTGGTTGATTTAAATCCCTCAAGGTAGGCATCAGCCTCAAACTGAGTATCCAAAACCCTGATGGCTCTCTTCTTTCCCTTCGCCATTACAGCGTAGGTTGTTGGGCGCTCCCACTTCTCTGCCTCTGAACACAAAGGCAGTTCACCGTGGATATCATAATTTATTTGCGCCTCTTGATGCAGAGACATTCTTTCCTCTACATATTTCTGACACTCATCCCGTGTCCACAATGGAAGATCAATGATGACAACAGGTGCGCTTGGATAGTCGCTATCAGTTGCAGCCTTACGCTTCTGCCAATCCCTCAAGATTGCACAGATCCTGATGCTTTCAACATCCTTGCCGTTCTGCCTGAGTAACCAAGCGTAGCAGTTCTGTTGATACTCCCATTCTTTTTTACCATGGATTACAGACCAGACAGATGTAACCTTATAGTCAGTTACCCTGATGCGCCCGTCTTCAAGGATCTCTTGATGGTCAAGGGCACCCGATAAAGTCCAATCATTGCAGGATGCGTATAGACGCTCCTCCACTATGGTATTTTTTTGTTCTATTGAACTTTCTAAAACAGAATGCACTGCCGTTCCAAAGATAGGCCAGATCATATCAACAAGATCTGACTCCAGTTTATCTTTGTGATCATCAACAAGTAACCTGATGCGAGGGCTGTCGATCAGCGTAGTCACACTGATATCAGCCTTGCCCCTTGTGTATTTGTCATTCTTTACAAAGTTCATGAACGGGTCAGGAAGCCCGTAATTATTTGTTATTTTCATTTCTCACTCCTACTGTTAGGTTGAATACCATAGTCCATCTTAGATGGCAATAGTTCTTTTTGGGGGAATACATGGGAAGTTTTAACATAAGTTTTTCAATTCTTGGGGAGCCAGCATCCAAGGCTAACAGCCGCAAGGCTGTTGTCATCAGGGGTAGGCCAGCATTTATAAAATCTGCCAAGGCCAGAGGGTATGTCGATGCCTTCGCAAAGCAGTGTCCAGTGCTTGACTGCCCAACGAAAGATGACGTGAAGGTAGAGATGATAATCTACTACGCAACACGCAGACCAGACCTTGATGAGAGCCTTATTCTCGATTGTATGCAAGACAAAATCTATGCAAACGACAGGCAGGTAAAACAAAAGTTTATTTACTGGGGCTTGGATCGTGAGAACCCTCGAACTTTAATTAGAGTTTCTTCATGTGACATAAAAAATCTGCCAGATATATAATATATATATATATATAATAACTGGTATATACCTTTAACAATTATATACCTTTAATAGATATAGAACTTAACAGTTATATACCTACTAGATATAGGCCTTTGATTTCTTTGAAAGTTTCTGGTTGACTGGGGCAGTAATTATATTCTACCTTGGCGGGGTAGAGAAGAGGAACCAGCCATGTCAATCGAACTAAAAGTTCGTGGCGAGGCTTTCAAGTTGGGAACAGGTCAACACAAAATAGCATGTCCAACTTGCAGCCATAGCCGCAAGAAAAAAAATAAAACCCTTTCGTTAAAGGTTGAAACAGAAATGGCAGTGTACCAATGTTGGCACTGCAACTCAGAAGGTTATGTATTTTTAAAAGATCAGGTCAGGGAGAACGTAAGGCCTATGATTGTCGCTAAGCAAATCAATGAAACGAACCTGTCTGATGGGGCAGTTTCTTGGTTAAAGAGCAGGGGCATATCAGAGGAAACGGCAACCAAGGCTGGATTGAAATCAGTCAATCATTGGATCCAGTCTATCGGGTCTGAGACAGAATGCATAACATTCCCATACAAAAACAACGGTCACGTATACGCATCAAAGATCAGGTCAATAACTGACAAAGGATTTTCGTGCAACGGGTCACCCCAATCCTTCTTCAATCTGGAGAATGTAGAACTGAATGATTGGATTATCATTTGCGAGGGGGAGATGGATGCACTGGCCTTTATGGAGACGGGCTATGACAGCGTAGTATCTGTGCCCAACGGGGCAGTGATGAAGGTGGTTGATAAAAAGATTGACCCCGCTGACGATAACAAATTCAAATTTCTTTGGGATGCCAAGAAGCAGCTAGAAAATGCTGACAGGATTGTGATTGCCACTGACAACGACGAAGCTGGTCAGGCAATGGCAGAGGAAATTGCAAGGCGCATAGGCAAAGACGTGTGCTGGAAGGTGGAGTTTCCAGAAGACTGTAAGGATGCCAATGACGTTCTAATCAAGTATGGCAGGGACGGTATTGATAAAATTGTTACGGGTTGTAAGCCGTGGCCTGTCGCTGGTTTGTATGATGCCTCTCATTTCTATGATCAGGTTGATGAGATCTATGAGAAGGGAATGGGCAAGGGTGAAAGCACTGGCTATGACAACGTGGATAATTACTACACTATTGTTGGTGGGCAGATCACCATTGTCACTGGTCACCCATCGTCAGGAAAGTCTGAGTTCGTTGATCAGATCATGGTCAACATGGCTGAGAGAACCAGTTGGAAGTTTGGCATATGTTCATTCGAGAATGAGCCAAGGCTACACATTGCCAAGCTCATAAGTAAGTGGCTGGGCAAGCCGTTCTTTGACGGTAATGTTCAAAGGTTGACTAGACGTGAGCTAGAGGCGGGTAAGAAATTTGTTCAATCGCACTTTTCTTTTTTGTACCAAGCTGACGGGTCACTGTCCTCAATAGATAGCATCATTGAAAGATTAAAGATTGCTGTCCTTCGCCATGGCATTCGAGGTGCGGTGATTGACCCATACAATTACATCCAAAGACCAAGCGATAAGAATGAAACTGAATGGATATCGGAGATCCTTACAAGGATCAGGGTGTTTGCTCAGGCTCATGACATTCACATATGGTTCGTCGCTCACCCAGCAAAGATGCTGAGAGGCCAAGACGGTAAGGTGCCAGTGCCAAAGGGATACGATATATCTGGATCTGCTGCATGGTTTGCAAAGGCAGATGTCGGAATGTCTGTGCATAGGCCAGACCCAGTGAACTCAGTGTCATCAGAGATACACATCTGGAAGTGTCGGTTCTCTTGGGTTGGTAAGCAGGGGTTTACTGAGCTTGACTTCAACACCATCACCTCCAGCTATCAACAAAAGAATGCTGACCCATTTTTAAATCCCGTTAAGATAGATCAGGATAACTTTGAAGAGATAGACATTGAGGAGTTGGACATTGAACTACCTTTCTAAAACAGTTGTGACCGTTAGGGATGGCAGTAAGGGTCCAGTCCTTTATATATGGAAAGACGGGAAGCCTTGCAGCGTTGAACTCAATCTCAGGGAAACAATAGTCGTAATAAATCAATTATCTGAGAAGCTATTTAATAGTTTGACTGATACAGATTTGAATGATAGCTAGGACTTGAGGCTTTCATGGGGCCTCTCCTCACTCTACAAATTAAAGGGTGGCTCTGCTAAGGTGGGCCACTCTTTTTTTTAAAAGGGGAGCAGTTGTGGCTACTCCCCAGTACCCAATCACCAAGTTGAAACTTTAAAGACTAGGCTTGGGCTGCTATGGTTATATGACGATCTGACCAGACAGGGTTATCAGAAGGCCATTGTATCGCACTCATAGCTTGCGAAAAAAACCCCTGACCATTGAGTGCGAAAGCTCACTCAGTCAGGGGCAGTTGGGGCGCTAGGCCAGTAAGGCAGGACTTTTACTGTTTAGGTGCGCCCGATCAGGAAGAATACTAATGAACTGATTGCTCATTCTCAAGTATGGAATAGAGTATAGCCATCTTGTGAACACAATCACAGATATTTTTTCTAGCATCATTCATTTCATATATATCTATGAGAGCATCAATTAACACGACCATCTGATTGAACGTCATAGAGTTTGGAAGGACTTCGTTATTGACATCGATCCAATCTCTTATCGCATCAATCTCTTGCTCTACCTCATGTGGCATCTTCATTTACGTCTCCAATTCCATTGCCTTCATCACGGCTTTTTTGATGCGTCTCTGAAGCAGCCTTTCAGTCATCAGAAAATCCTCACCACACGCGATAACATTTTGGTTGTATCCACTGCCCTTCAATACCCATAGATCTTCATCCAATAGGTTGCCATTGTAAACATACAGGGCCTTACATTTGTAAGCGGATATGTCGTCTTCATTCAGACGATCAATCTTGCGCTCCTTGGCTTGCAGTATGAAGCGAGGGCCTTTGCCTGATTGCACAACCTCAATGTCCTTTTCATACACAGTTGTGTTCCATGACAATGGTACACGAACCTCATGAGAAGAATACCTTGAAAGGAAAGTTGATCGACACTTCCAAGATGGAGCATCTGCCTGACTGTCTACACCATAAACATCAAAAGCCTGAGAAGGATATGTTTGATTGAGGATTGTATCTGCAATCTGCACACTCCTTTCCTTCTCATTGTGCAGTTTGTTTGAAAACTTGTATTCTTTCCAAGCAGATCTTGCGGTTCGTATTTTACCTCTGAGGCCTGACAGATAACTGTTGGCATCTGTTATTGCGCCTTGCCCATACTTTTCGAGTATAGGATCCCATAGCTCTGGGTCACTATCAAATCCCTTTTGCAGGGCACCGTATGTTCTCAGGGTCATAAGCTGTTTGCCTTTGCCCGTGATACCATACTGACTGCACACATAGTCGATGATGGCAGTATTGTTCTTGCGTATTCTTTGGTACGCTAACCAAGGATCATATTCATTCATCACTCACTCCTTTAGTTCATTTGAACTTTTATATTAACTTCCCTATCTCCCTCAAACCTTTGACATATTGATCAAGCTCTTCTCTCGCATAGAAAAGTTCTCTATCTAAGTTGGGGCGTGGGTCACGACTAAGCTGTTCATCAAGCAGATTATCAACCTGACGCCTAAAGAATTTTAACTGAGCCTCTTGAAACGGGCTAAGCTCTTCTGGATTTTTTATGCTCATCACTAAGCTCCCATATGACTGCTCTTGCTTCTGTTGGCCTGTTTGATTTTACAATGCCATGCTTCTCAAGTTTCTTTAGAATTTGCAGGGTTGTTCCAAGTTTCAGCTTGGCCCTGTCTTTTATTTCTTGGGTGGTCCAACAGGTTCTGCGCCTCATCACGTTCACAATTTTATGCTCAGGCGTATGCACTGTAGTTCCCAAGAACTTTCTCGTTTGCCATGCGTTTGGTTCATCACGCAGCTTACGCAAACGATCTTCATCCTTTGCCAACTCCATCATCCTTTCTAATTGTATCTCCAACAGGTCTCTCCCTTGGCTTGCTGGTTTTTGTCAGAGGGTCAGAGTAAAACGTGTGGTTCCCCAAGGTAAAAAGTTCAAATAAACTTTTAGTCCACACCAAGCTGACCTCAGTAGAATGATAATACAGCATTGCCTTGTTGGCAAAATATGATTGACCATCAAGATGATTGCCTATCGCGTCTTGAGATATGTTCACAGCGTCAGCCCATACATCTGGGTCTGTGGGTATGCCAGCCCATCCATTAGGACTGACAAACGAAAACTGTTTAGGCTGCATCACGACCTCGCATATCGTGTCTGGGAACCTATCTGATGCAACACGGTTCATCACCACCTCAGCGACAGCCTTCTGCCCTATCAGTGGTTCGCCTCTGGCTTCATGATACACTGCCAGTGCCAAGCAAAGTTCAGCTAGCATAATTGTATCTCCCTTCCCCAGTAGGATCGTTGGCTCTTCGATGCCTTATCTTTGAGGTTAGCTCAGATTTGGTGTTGATATCTGCATCGAGATATTGCAGCAGCCCATCCTTGCCCTGCTCCCATGCGAGGGCATGTGCCTCATCATATGTGAGGGCTTGGTTTTCATCCATGATGTAAGAGACATGGATCTCAAACATCTCCATTAGAAATTTAAGTTCGTTAGTCATCTACTTCTCCTCATATGGGCCAACGACATGAAAGAATACATGCACGTCTAGCCTTTGATTTGATTTCACTTCATCCGCATGATCATAGAGATCATCTAAAGAGACACCCAAATATTTGCAGATATCAATAAGCACTGTTGCGCTATGACTTTTTTGATATCCCCTTTCATATCTGGATAGCATGGTTTGACTTATGCCAAGGGCACCAGCCATGGTTTGCTGGTCAATGCCCTTAGCTTGCCTCAAAGCTCTTAGCTTTGTGCCATTGAGAGTTCTTTCACCCACCATTTAATCCCCCGTGTTTAGGTAAATGGTCTCGCCAAACGGCGCTGGTTTGCCGCGAGAATATGAAGACACCCACAAGACTGGGTAGTCTGGCGCACGATCTGGGTAGTCAAAGATCCCCATGTCGGTGAAGCAGATCATGTTATCCACATTGAGATTGTGCTGCTCAATGTAGTTGAACACAGGCTGCACACATGTACCGCCCCGACCTTTGTTGCTGAACAGGGTGATCTCTTCGCCCTCTTCATAACGCTTGACGCTCTGGATCTCAGCATCACATGTGATCACTGTGATTGACTTGGGCTTCACGTCACGGCTGATTGCATTCAACCCACCCAAGAAGAACTCACTTTCACGATCAGCCACAGAGCCGCTACTGTCCATCCACACAAGGACATCACCGCAACCAGTGCCCACGATGCTGGGGCCAAGCACCCCAACCTGATCGAACATCTTACGATTAGGGCGGCGCATTGAGTAGTCATCAGGCTGATCACCACCCATGAAACGCTGCACCTTCTCTTCCCAGTCAATCTGGTTGCGCTTCATGCGCTGCACCAAGGCCTCAATAGATGCTGGCAGCTTGCCAACAGACTTGGCACCATTCGCAGCCATCATGACCTTGGAGTTGATGTCGGCTTCCATCTGCTTAACCTCAGCCTCAGACAGTGCCTGTCCACCCTCTTTGGTGGTGTCCATCACCCCGCCCATGCCACCAGCCTGTGACAGGTGCGACACGTCCTCTGGCAGCATGTCATAGACACGCTCAGCGGGAAGGTCTGCATACTGTTCGTCATACAAGCCACCAGCGGGAAGCGAGAACCCAGCCTCAATCAGGATAGGGTTGATCACATAGTCACACGCAATGTTCCAGCGCTCTGGGTCACGATCACCGCGCCGCAGGTTGTGCTTCATGCCAACATGCATGACCTCATGCGCCATCACCCCAGTGGTCTCCTCTTCTGACATGTTCGCCACAAAATCAGGGTTCCACTTGATGAACTTGCCATCGGTACACATGGTTGGGATGTCTTCGTCAGCCTCGATCTTGAGGCTCAGGGCCATTGACCCAAAGAACGGGTGCGATATCACAAGGCGCGTGATAGAGCGCGATACTTTTGTTTGTTCATCCATCTGAACTCTCCTCTACAGAAATTCTACGTTGCCATCATGGTATGTGGCATCGCGTTTAAACTTTAGATAATTTTCCCGATATCTTTCTTCGACCTCTCTCGCAGCATCGTCGGATGTCAATGCTTCGACCTTCAAAGAGAAGACTTGTCTCTCCTCAACAAAGATTTCATAGATATTCATTACAACAGCATCACTCATACTTTTTCCTCACATTTTTTGGACCACTTGGACCAAATGATTTCAACCAACACGCAGCGCACCACCATCTGTTTTCATAGTGGCACAGGGCAGACGCATCACATTTATTGCACTTCATAATTATTCCCCCAAAAGTTCAAGGTTACAAAAATTGGTGGTGGGTATGATTCGACATACCCACAAAAGTTCTATTGAACTTTTAAAGGATCATGTGACGACCTTCTGTCATGATCCAATCGCGCACCGCTTTGACCTTCTTGAGGTCTTTGTTGCGGCTCAGCGCATCCTTGACACAGAACACAGCGAACTCTTTCTGTGGCAAGCGCATCAAATATTTGATGATGTTATGCGCGTTCTTGTCGGTCATGCGGAACGCAAGGTTTGCCGTGATTGCGTAGGCAACGGCTGGATCGTCTGCGATATCGGACCCCATGGGATCTGCAATCAGCGCGTCGATATCAGGGCACGTTTCATGGATCTTTAAGAACCCATTGAAATCGGCAGCGGCTGCGCGACCAACCTGCCCAGCGATAGCTTCAAGCTGGCACACAGGATCAAGACCCCATGATAGGATCGAGCCAACACGCTCCCATGAACGCGGTGATGGGCAAGCATTGGCATCCCTGTCGAACTTGTGCAGGTACTCAGGGCGAAAGCGCAGGAAAGAGTTGACGCGAAAGTCAACACCCACAGAGTTGAAATATGACATCGTGTCATCAAGATCCGCTTCGATCTCCAAGAACATCATACGGTCCTTCAAGTGAGAGGGCATCTGGTTTGTGCCAGCGCGGTCCGACATGCGGTTACCAGCGGCAACCACAACCCAGCCATCAGGCAAGTGATGCGGCCCCACACGGCGCTCGTTTGTGATCTGCGCTGCAATGTTCTGACACGCCACAATGGCTTGCGGTAGCTCATCCAAAAAGATGACGCCATAGCCATCTGTCGGCATCCAGTCTGGGCGCATCCGCACCATATGGCTGCGATCCTCTGAAGGGATTGTCCAACCCGCAATTTCTGTCGGGTCATACTGCGCCAGAGAAACAATGCGGCATTCCATTGGAACCTCGCGCTGCTCTGCGACACGGGAAGTTGCGCCTTTGACCATGGTTGTCTTACCAAGGCCAGCGCCACCCATCAGCATTGGAACGATGTATTGAGCATCACGCCCATCTGAAAGATCCATGTTGAAGTTGATTGCACTCTCAACGATGGTTTGTGCTTGTGATAGTTTCATTGGTTGTCTCCTCAGACTTTACAAAAATTTGAATAGTGTGACGCTTAGGCGGGTACACACTTCTGGTCAGGATCTTTTGATCAATCCCTTCGCGGGTCTCAGCTTCCGCATATCTGCGATAGTTGGTGCCCCACTCTTCCCAAACTGCCCAGTACATCACAGAGCCATCATCACGATGACCATGAGAACCATGGCAGCGGTGAAGACCATCCCAGACAGGAAGGCCTCTACAAATATCAGGCGTTTCTCACGCCGTGAGATGCGACTGTTCATGAGTATTGCTCCTCTGCAATTTCCTCAAACAAGCAATAAAACTTGTCAACATCCCAGTTGTTTGGAGCCAATTCCATGAAGGCATCAGCGTCCACAAAGTTCCAGTTGATTGACCCGTCAGGGTTCAAGTTCTCTACCATGGCAACAGCCTTCGCCATGGCAGCGGTTACGGTTTCATAGTTAATCATGGTTGATGTTTGCCTTTCCATCTGCCGTTGAAAATCAATCTCACTCTCTGTCATATCACCCCTCGATCCGACCATATTCCCGACAGGGCGCATCCCCGTCATGGACAATTTCAATCAATTTGAATTGCTCACCCTTGGACTCCATCGCGCCCAAGAACATTGACATGTGGCAGTCCTCTTCAAGGTAGAGGGTTGGCACAAACAATTCAGTGACCCGCGCAAAGCTGTAATGCGCGAAATCTTTTAGTGTCAGGCCAAGCCGTAAGGCATCAGCCAAGGGCACTTCCAAGTAGCCGTGCCCAGCGTCAATGTGATATGTATATTCTTTCATTACGCAGCCTCCTCTAGTGCGTTTACTTTTCTTTCCAGCGTTGGGATATCTGCACAAAATGCATCATGCACACGCTCAGATAACTTCACCCAACCTATACCCTCGCAGACGTGCAGGGTTGCCTCACTGTGGCCCTCGTTACCGCCACAAGGGATTTCCATGACCAGATCCCCGACAGACAGGCTACGCAAACCCTTGGCATGATAGCTTGGCTGAACAGCCTCGCATCCCCATGGCGCGTTGTCATACTCAAACATTTGCTCAAGGCTATCAGCCGTTGCCGTGATGCCATGAACATAAACGCGGTGAATTGTTGCTGCCAAAACATCCACCTCAGAAACACTGCCAATGGGATGCGCTACAGCCGCATAGGCTGCAAGCTTTGGGGTTGCGCCCCAGCCGCCATGTCTGACGGTCTCACCGTTTACGATGTCACGATCCACCTTTGTCAGGTGCGCTTTGAAAACTAAAAACTTAGGCATTACTTTCCCCCCATCAAAATCATTTTAAGTTCTGAGACGCTACGCATTGTAACGACTGAAAGCTGACGCAGTGTCACGTCAGGGTTGGCATCATAGAAATCAATGATCTCTTCTGGTGTCCATTTATTCATCACTCACTCCTCTTTTAAACCATCCTTGCGCCACCAACAGGCGGCGCAAAAAAAGTTCAAACGAACTTTACGCAGCAAACTGCGCCATCACGGCATTCACGTCTTGGTTCTCTTCAGACGCAGCAGCCTCAGCAGCCTTAGCTGCTTCAGCATTGCGGTAGGCAGTACGCGCAGCCAAAAGCTCACGCATGATATCCTCGAACTGCTCAAGCTCAGCATCATCGAGGCCATCCTTGAACACGTCACCCTGTACCGCGTTGCCCTTGTCGTCCTTCTTTGTGGACCACTTGCCGACAACTTGCTCAGCCAGCCGCTGGGCCTTGGACTTACCGCCCTCGCCCTTGACCAGCTTCGCCAGCTTGTTCTCGCTGTCGATATTGTGGGTCTCAAAGAACTCACCAACCATGGTGGCAGTGGCATTCGCCATGCCGCTGATCTCAAAGTGCCGTATCGCACCAACTGAGTTCTCCATGTAACGCTTGATGGTGGCCTCTTTCAGACCAGCAACAGCAAGCGCTTCCCGCACTTGTTTGGACGCAGCGCGGGGCAGGTTGCCCTTGACCAACTTGACGGGCGCAAGCGCAGCGATAAGCTCGCAATAGGCCCCGATCTTGTGACCGTTGGCAACCTCGTTGTTTGCCTTGTTGTCGGCCTTCAGAGAGCCGATCTGTTGCTCCGCTTTGCCGATCAGGTTCACGGTTGCGTCTTGAATTTGAAATGCTGATTTTGCCATCTGTATCTTCCTTTTAGGCTGACAATGTTATGGGCGATTTTACCCTCAATGCCCCGCACGATTACGGGGCATGTAGTGTAAAACCTTATGCTTGCATAAGCTCACGTCTTATGGCGAACCCGTCTTGGATTAGTTCGCCGCCAGCGTTCCACGCGTTGCCAGTTGCTTTGACCTGTGAGGCCATTGCACTGACGTGGAATATGTCTTCTGGATCGAAGTTGTGCAGACCATCATGAAGGAAATGATTTGAGCGCAGCCGCCAGTAATTCCCTTGCGGATCGGACAACGTATATGTCCAAGCATAACGGTTCTGTTGGTTTGATTTGATGGTCAGAACGTGATCACCTTTGATGCCGTTGTCCATAACGATATCAACAGTGATGCCTACCTCACTGATAGAACTGATTGCAGATTTAATTGAAGCCATTGTGTTTTCTCCTCTCACACATTTACCTGATAATGTTCTTCAGCATATCCAGCGGGGAATATGTCTAAGAACTCGTTCATCTTGAGCATTTCGCTCACCTCATCCCATGTCATATATTTCAAGCAAGCTTGCAGCATTTGCCGCTCAGTTGCTGCATGGGTATCGACTAAGGCCATTGCCAGATCTCTGGGTGTATTCATGGTTTCCCCTTTCATCCAAGGTGGTAGGCAGCGGCAAGTATCGCTGCGTTGATGGCTGCAACCAAGGCAACCTTGTGTATCAAGGGCAGCGTCTCTGCCCAGATGTAAATCGCAATAATAATTTTCAGAAGATGACACCCCCTTACGAAACAGAGTTTTTGATAGCAGCCAGAAAACTAGCCAATTCAAACGCAGCCTTGACAGTATTGCCATCGGCGGCAGACATGCAGAACGATGCGAAGCAGTCAATCGCGGTGACAGCCGCATCAGCGTCCTTGATAAAAAATCTGGTCATTCTAAAACCTTTCAAACTGAACCATCCAAGCGCCATCCCACAGACGGCGCTTACAAAGTTTAGTTCACATTGTGGGGTTCAAAGCCTCACTACTACTGCAAGCTGGTGTTCTCTACATTCAACCGCCTTGCTAGCCCGTTTCCCAGTGGCGGCACTCGCAGCGTTTACGTTTAAGCTCTGAAGTTGCCCACGCGTATGAGGGTTGATGCCTCGTAGTGAGCGTCTCATCTGATCGAAACCCTGATGACCTCGCGGTCGGGAATGCCAAACTGGGGCGATTGCCAAGGGCCTTGCGGCGTTGTCCAGCGGGGCTTGTGAGCGCTAGGCTCGTTGCCCCCCCGCCTTCGAGTACCCTTATGGCAGCTTATGACTCCCTTGTAAACCCCTAATGTTGATTAAAGTTACCTTAGCACTAAAAGCCTTTAAAAGTAGGGGTTTGGCTGGTATAAAAAGTGCAATAGAACTTTTGCAGCGGGGATCTGGATGGACAAGCAGCACGTAAAATCAGGGGTGATTCGCGGGGTGATTTGCTGGGGCAGGGATGCAAGCTGCTAGTGGGGTGGAATAATACCTCACACTGAAAACATTGAGAAAAAGAGGCATGAGATGAAAAAAACACCGACAAGCAGCACGTCAAAGGGAAAGCCAAAGCTCACAGTTGTAGCTGCCAGTGAACCAAAGAAAACCCGCAAGCGATCTCCTGCCGCTGGAGTAAGTCAACTGACAGACAAGCAGGAAGCTTTCTGCATGGCGGTGATGAGTGGCAGTAGCTTCTCAGAGGCCTACAGAGCCGCGTATGATGCGGAGAACATGGCAGACGCTACAGTGCATCGTGAGGCTTACAGGCTGGCGGCAGAGAACCCCAAGGTCTCAACTAGGCTGGAGCAGTTGGCTGTGGAAAAAGAAGCAGAGCAGCGCGTGTTGGGCCTCTCTCGAACAGATCTGGTTTTGAAACAGCTACAAGATATTGCTCTTGACCAGAACGTGCAGGATGGCGCAAGGGTGCGGGCCTTGGAGTTGCTTGGAAAGAACTGCGGGCTGTGGATTGATCGTGTGGAAACCACAGAGAAGGCAGAGCGCAGCGCGGATGAGATTGAAGCGGATATCGAGGCACGGCTGAAGCGGCTAGGCATGTGAAAAAGAAGTGCTATTGAACTTTTGCCTCGCACACGCACAGAATTAAAAGGAGTTTTACCCCCACCCACCCCCATCCACCCCTGATCGTCGCGCCCGATTATTCTGACCATACATAGTATTACACACAAATAATCTCAAAATCTGGTGAAACAGAGACCCCACCCTATGACTACCCCAACTTTTTTCATAAAACAGCAAATTATATATTTACTACTATTATATATCAGGTATAGATAAGTTATATATCTGTTAAAGGTATATAACAGTTAAAGGTATATAACTGTTTACCTGATATATATAGGGGGAACGGCTTGCGAGATTTAAGTCAAGTTCTGTCTCAGATATCAAAGCTCCCACCCAATGAGAAAGCTGCCCTTCTCAAGGATCTTGAAGCTCTTGAGGATGTGCAGAACAAGAAGAAAGCTAAGGAAGACTTCATTTCCTTTGTAAATCTCATGTGGCCTAGCTTTATTAGTGGGCGGCATCACCAGAAAATGGCGAGTGCGTTTGAACGTGTGGCTAGTGGCGAGTTAAAACGTCTGATTATCAACATGCCACCCCGCCATACCAAGTCAGAGTTCGCCTCTTACTTACTGCCAGCATGGTTTCTAGGTAAATATCCTGAAAAGAAAGTCATTCAAACCGCCCACACTGCTGAATTGGCAGTTGGATTTGGTAGGAAGGTGCGGAACCTCATACAATCTGAGGACTTCCAGAACGTGTTCAGCGGTATAACCCTGTCATCTGACTCCAAAGCGGCAGGAAGGTGGAACACAAACAAGCGCGGTGACTACTTCGCTATTGGTGTTGGTGGGGCAGTTACTGGTAAAGGTGCTGATCTCCTAATTATTGATGATCCTCACTCAGAACAGGACGCACAGCAGGGGCAATTTAACCCAGAAGTCTATGATCGTGTGTATGAGTGGTACACATCTGGCCCACGTCAGCGATTACAACCGGGCGGTGCTATCATTGTCGTGATGACACGCTGGTCCCTGAGAGATCTGACTGGGCAGATAATGAAATCTACAGGAAATAAGAAAGGTATGGACGACTGGGAGGTGATTGAGTTCCCAGCTATAATGCCTTCGGGTAAACCCCTCTGGCCTGAGTTCTGGTCAATGGATGAACTGGATGCTTTGAGGGCAGAACTTCCACCTTCAAAGTGGAATGCCCAATATCAACAAAATCCCACGTCTGAGGAAGGGGCGCTCATCAAGCGTGAGTGGTGGAGAGAGTGGGACAGGCCTAGCCCACCCCCCTGTGAGATCATATTGCAGTCTTGGGACACCGCGTTCCTCAAGACACAGAGATCTGACTATAGTGCTTGCACCACATGGGGGGTATTTTACCATCCTGATGATACGGGGCGTAGCCAACCTAACTTAATTATGCTGGATGCCTACAAGGAAAAGCTTGAGTTCCCAGATCTAAAACGTGCTGCCTATGAAAAGTACATGGAGTATGAGCCAGATCAAATGATCGTGGAGAAGAAAGCGTCTGGTGCCCCACTAATATTTGAACTGAGGGCAATGGGCATACCAGTTACGGAGTTCACTCCTTCTCGCGGGCAGGATAAAATTGCTAGAGCAAATGCTGTGACTGATCTGTTTGCCAGTGGATCTATATGGCACCCACCCACCCAGTGGGCACATGAGGTTATAGAGGAATGTGCTGCCTTCCCATCAGGAGAGCATGATGACTATGTGGATTCTACCACTCAAGCACTATTGAGGTTTAGGCAGGGCGGTTGGGTAAAGGCTGAGTCAGATGATTGGGATGATGAACCCAAGTATCAACGTCCGATAGAGTATTATTAAAAGTTCTATTGAACTAAACTTCTATGTTTATGTTAGTTCCCTGTGGTCTATCGGCAGTAGCTTTTGCTCCAAACCTGTCGTAGGCTTTTCCTAGATCTAGTCTTTGCTCTCTAAGAGATTCTAAGTGCATATGGTTTGCGCGATGTTCTTTTGCTACCCTTTGTTCAGCAAGATGCGTCTCTATTCGCTCACGGCTTTGAGTTTGCTGATGGATATCTGACTGAATGTTGAATGGGGCTGACCCCACACCACTTAGACCGTCACTCATAGTCTACCCTGCTTTGCCAAGATTATTACAACCGTTATGCCAATCATTATTGAAACAATAATTATTGAACCACCGTAAACGATAATACGTTCAATCCGCTTTGCTCTGCGCTTTCTCTCAGCCTCAAGCTTTGCCTTTCGATCTTTTCTTGCCTGTACCCGTATGGCTTGCAGTTCTCCCCACGCACTAAAACCTCTGGTTGCAATAACGATCTGACGAAGCTCTTCCTCAGCGTCCTTGGCCCTTTGTAAGTTCACAAATGTCTCCATTGCATTTTCATCAGAACCTGAAAACAAACTGTTTTTCTTTTTTTCATGGGCAGCGCGTAACTCATCTACTCCGTCGAAGAACTCACCAATCTGCTTGGTGACGTTGACGAGTTCTTTGCCCGCTGACACCGCAGATTTCACAGCGGCAAGCGCTGTAAATGGGTCAATCATGTCTTTCTCCCCCTACCAACAACGATGTATGGTGGACAGAAGTGCTTCCAAGGAACCCTGACCTTGGCTGGATACTGGTGATAGAATTGTGAAACTTCTCTAGGGCACCTGTATTCGCAGGTCTGGTGCAGCCCTATAGTGGGGCTTTGACTAGCTAATATTGCTGTTAGGGCGCAGATGAACATATCCCATGCCTATCTCCCCCTATTTTTCTGCAAGTTTATCTATCTTGGCTTCTAGCCTTACAAGATGATCGACAACTCTCCCAAGTTCTCCAGAATGATCTTCTCGCTTTACATAGTTTTCCCTTGTCATGTTCAATAATATGTTGAGACGTTTAACCTCAGATGCAATCTGATTGGCCCACCAACCTATGGGTAGAACCACAAAAGTTAATACGATGTTCCAAATCAACATGTTATCCATGATTTTTTAATACAGGAATATAATATTTGTTTCAACAGTCGGTCTAAGATAAAGGATAATTATGGGTGCATCTCCCAGTGCCCTAGTCGGGGTGTGGTGGCTTCCCCCAAGTTGCCCACCTCGACACTAGACCGCACAATAATATTTTGATAATGTCCACTTACACAAGCTGAAGGTGATTCATGGCTATAGAAAAACCAATGGTTCCTTCTGATGTAGAGATTGAAGAGAATCCATCTGAAGAAGAGCTTACTGTTGAGATTGTAAATCCAGATTCCATTTCCATGGAAACAGATGACGGTGGCGTTATCATTGACTTTGAGGGTAGCCTTGCTGAAAATCTAATGGGTCCAGATCATGACTCCAACTTGGCTGAGTTCATAGAGGAGTCAGAACTTGAATCCATGGCATCTGACCTTGTTAGTGATTTTGAGTCTGACCGTGAGTCACGCTCTGACTGGGCTAGGGCTTATGTAAAAGGTTTAGATTTACTTGGCATGAAGATTGAAGACAGACAGCAGCCGTGGGCTGGTGCGTCTGGCGTGTTCCATCCTGTGCTTACAGAATCTGTTGTTAGGTTCCAAGCTCAAGCAATGGGAGAACTTTTTCCTTCTGGTGGTCCTGTTAGGTCAAAGATTATGGGGAAGATGACCCCAGAGAAAGCAGATCAAGCTGATCGTGTTCAAAACGAAATGAACTATCTCCTCACAGAAGAGATGACAGAATATCGTGATGAACTAGAGCAAATGCTTTTCAAGCTTCCATTAGCTGGATCTGCGTTTAAGAAAGTTTACTATGACCCTCTAATGGACAGGCCTTGCGCTGTGTTTGTTCCATCGGAAGAGTTTGTTGTGTCTTATGGAGCAACAGACCTAATGACATGCCCACGGTACACGCATGTCATGAAGAAAAGCGAAAACGAAATAAGAGAGCTTCAAGTTGCTGGCTTCTATCGTGATGTAGAGTTACCCGCGCCATCTCCAGACTTCTCTGATATCCAAGAGAAATATGATGAGTTGGATGGAGAAAGCGCTGTAATTGAAGATGATGATCGTCATACAATACTTGAAATGCATGTGACGATTAACATGCCAGATGAATTTGATGATCCAGATGGTATTGCCCGTCCATATGTTGTGACCATTGATAAGTCATCAAGAGAAATTTTATCCATAAGAAAGAACTGGTACGAGGATGATCAGAGGAAAAAGAAGCGTTTACACTTCGTTCACTACCGCTATCTTCCGGGCCTTGGGTTTTATGGAACGGGGCTTATTCATCTTATTGGTGGCCTTGCTAAGTC